CAACTGTTCAATTGTCCGATCCAAATAGTTACGATGGTGGAAATTTTGTGTTTGGAGATGGAGTTTCGCAACCACCGTCAGAAGATGCTCGAGCACAAGGAACTATACTTTACTTCCCATCATTTATTCGCCATGCTGTGACGCCAGTTACAAGAGGAACTCGATACAGCATCGTTGCTTGGTTTGAAGGTAAGAAATGGACATAACTAAATAATCCTATCAGTAGGAGATCTAACTAAATGGCGTCACCAGCATCTCGATCAGATTTAAAAGACTATTGTCTTCGCAAACTAGGCTTTCCAGTTATCGATATTAATGTCGACGATGATCAATTGGAAGATCGAATTGACGATGCTTTGCAGTTGTTTAGAGAACGTCATTACGACGGGACAGAAGAAACTTACCTTGCTCACCAAGTAACAGCAGGTGACATTGCTAACACCTATGTCACACTTGCTGATTCAATCATCGGTGTGCAAAAGGTTCTTCCAGTGAGCGCAGGATCCTTGAGTTCAACCAATTCTCAAGGTTTCAACATCTTTGATATTAACTATCAAATTCGTCTAAACGATTTCTATAACCTATTGTCAAGTTCGTATACTTATTATGTGATTGCTCGTGAGCATTTGTCAATGCTTGATCTGATTGTAACAGGTGAAGTGCCAATTTCTTATAACAAGAAAGTAAATCGTTTGTATGTTTACATGGATTGGGGTGGTCGCGTTAAAGCAGGTGACTACATGGTTTTCCATTGTAGTCGAGTAGTTGATCCATCTACCTATACCAAAGTCTGGAACGATGTTTGGTTAAAAGAATACACGACTCAATTGTTCAAGAGACAATGGGGTGAAAATCTCAAGAAATATGGCAACTATATTCTTCCTGGTGGATTGATCATCAATGGTCAGACTATCTTCGACGAAGCAGTTGTAGAAATTGGTCGTCTTGAAGAAAAACTACACGAAGCATACGAACTCCCACCATTTGGATTAATGGTGGGTTAAAATGGCAACGTCAGTTTATTTCAATAATCAAAATGCAACTCGCGAACAAGCACTTGTTGAGGATATGATTATTGAGTCAATTCGTAATCACGGAATTGACGTTTATTACATTCCAAGAGACTCAAGATCTTCAACCGACGAATTGTTTGGCGACGATCCTGTGAAGTCATTTACACAAGCCTATCCAATTGAAGTTTATCTTGAAACATATAATAGTTTTGAAGGTAACGAAGAATTCTTCTCTAAGTTTGGTTTGGAAGTCAACAAGGGCGTCCGTGTGTCAATGGCACGAAGAACATTTGAGAAAATTGTTCCAACAGAATTGCGCAATGTGCCAAAAGAAGGCGATCTAGTTTGGTTGCCAACTCAATTGAAATTGATGGAAATCAAATTTGTTGAACAAGAAAAATCATTCTTCCAGTTTGGTCGACCAGGAGCAAGAGGCGGTGCAGTTTCTGCAGTTGCTGGCGCAAAACTTGGCTATATGTTTGAGTTATCATTAGAAACCTTCAAGTATAACGGCGAACTTTTCCAAACTGGTTACGATGAAATTGATAGCATTGGCGATATTAATGCATACAGCGTTCAATTTACAATGCAAGCAGGTGGTGGAGGATCATTTGGTGTTGGTGAACTTGTTTATCAAGGATCATCTCTCAATACTGCTACTGCAACTGGATACGTTGCGGCTTGGGATAAACCTACAAGAATTCTTGAGATTCGAAACATTAAAGGTGAATTTAGTGCAAATGCCACTATTCGTGGTGTCACAACTACGGCAGCATGGGTGATGACAAGTGGAAATACCCAAGAAAATGCAAATGATCCATACGATGATAATGTTCGAATTGAAACCGAGGCAGATGGTATTCTTGATTTCACAGAAACCAATCCATTTGGTGAGCCATAATGTTATCAAACGTTCACTTCTATCATAGAATTATTCGCAAACTTGTTGTTGGTTTTGGAACACTATTCAATAATGTTCAATTAAAAAAGTATAACAAAGCAGGAACAGTTGAGATTGAAAGAGTCGTTGTTCCATTGTCTTATGCCACGAAAGAGAAATTCTACGCACGCATCACACAAGATCCTGATCTTGGACGAGCAATTGAAATTTCTTTGCCTAGAATGTCATTCGAATTGACATCAATTGACTATGATCCATTGCGCAAACAAAGTCAATATAATTTGCAATTTGCTGCTGGTGATTCTGGCAGCACTGTAAAATCTGTACAGATAACACCGTATAATTTTACATTCACGCTATACATTTATGTTCGAAACACTGAAGATGGAACTCAAATTGTTGAGCAGATACTACCATACTTCAAACCAGACTATACTGTGAAGATGGATTTGGTCAACATCCCAACTCTTAAAACAGACGTTCCAATCATTCTTGACTCAATTAATTACGATGCAAATGCAATTGGCGAATCAGATCAATTGAGAACTCTTGTGTGGACTTTAACATTTACAATGAAAGCGTGGATGTATGGTCCAGTCAATTCAAACAATAAAATTATTCGCACTGCTACTGCAAATACCTTTGATAGTTCTTATTACGGAACACCAGATAGAAAATTACTTTTGAGTAATGGAAGTGGAGACTTTAAAATTGGCGAGTTAGTGTATGAAGGTGCAACAGAAGTTTCTGCAAATGCCAGTGGCTTTGTCAAAGCCTGGAACAATACTGCCAATCAGGTTATTTTGACAGATGTTTCTGGTGCTTTTGCAGTGAATACATATATTAAAGGCGCTGTATCAAATACTTCGTATCGAATCTCAACATTTGATATTAATGACAATCAACTTGTGAACTTAACAGTCACACCAGATCCAAATTCAGCAAATGCTAACACAGCATTTGGATTTAATGAAACAATTGAATATTATCCAGATATTACATGAGTGACGTAGATAAAAATTTAGCAGAAATTTTAAATACAGATTATGTTCCTGCGGTGAGAGAAAATAAACCAATCACCATTCATCAGGAAGAAGAATCTGTAAATCCTGATGCAGACTATTCACGCGCAAATTACTATAATCTAATCGAAAAAGGCAACGAAGCACTTGAGGGTATTCTCGAAGTTGCAAAAGAATCGCAACACCCAAGAGCATATGAAGTTGCTGCGAATATGATCAAAAATCTCTCTGATGTCACAGAGAAACTAATGATTCTACAAAAACAGCAACAAGAATTAAAGCCAAAAGAAGAACAAGCGACACAACAAAATATCGCGATTGACAAGGCTGTGTTTGTTGGTTCGACTGCTGAACTTTTAAAACAATTAAAGAATGAATCTAATAGCGGCTAAACTAAAGCATTATCTTGGCAATCCCAAATTAAAGCGGGTAAACATGTCAATGCAACTTACGGAAGAACAAGTCCGTGAGTATGTTAAGTGCGCGCAGAGTCCAGAGTATTTTATCGAAAACTATGTCAAGATCATCACACTTGATAAAGGCTTTGTTCAGATCTCATTGTATCCATTCCAGAAAACCGTTGTTAATGACATCAACAACAATCGTCGCGTAATCGTAAAGGCAGGTCGTCAGGTTGGTAAGACCACAATTATCGTCGGTTACATTCTATGGTACATCCTTTTCAATCAAGACAAAACTGTCGCTATTCTTGCCAACAAAGCCAGTACGTCAAGAGAAATTCTTGCTCGTATTAAGTTGGCGTATGAAGCATTGCCAATGTGGATTCAGCAAGGCGTAAAAGTCTGGAACAAGGGTGACATTGAATTAGAAAACGGATGCCGTGTGCTTGCTAACTCTACTGCATCAAGCGCGATCCGTGGTTTCTCTATCTCGCTCCTATACCTTGACGAGTTTGCATTCGTGCCAAGTAACATTGCTGAGGAATTCTTCACGTCCGTTTATCCGACGATTTCTTCTGGTACGACTTCCAAGATTCTTATCTCATCAACGCCGAACGGCATGAATCACTTTTATAAGATGTGGACCGAGGCTGTTGAGGGTCAGAACGGATTTACTCATGTTGAGGCAAATTGGCGTCAGGTTCCAGGTCGCACACAACAATGGGCTGATGAGCAGCGACGAGTCCTTGGAGAGGAAAAGTTTCTTCAAGAAATGGAATGTGAGTTCATGGGTTCCTCTGGAACTCTATTATCAGCAGCAGCGCTCAAATCTCTTGCTTTCGTTAAACCATTGCATCTATCAGACAATGGAATTAAAATCTACGAACAGCCTATCAATAATCACAATTATGTCATAGTCGCTGATACTTCTAGAGGAAAGGGATTAGACTATTCTGCATTTGTGGTTATCGATGCATCTCAAATTCCATACAAAGTCGTCGCGACGTATAAAGATAACAATATCAGCCCATTAGTTTATCCATCAATTATTAAACGCATGGGTGATTATTACAATCAAGCCTATGCTCTCATAGAAATTAATGATAATGGTCAGCAGGTCGTTGATTCTCTATTTGAAGACTACGAATACGAAAATATTCTTTCAACAGTAGACATTAAAGGTAAAATGTCAATGACTTGGGGATACGGCACCAAGTCTAATCGTGGTATCCGAACAACTAAATCCGTCAAACGTCTTGGTTGTTCAATTATGAAGAATCTGATTGAAGGTCAAAAGTTATTAATTCAAGATTTTGATACCATTGCGGAACTATCAACTTTTGTCTCTAAAGGCACAAGTTACGAGGCTGAAGAGGGTAATCATGACGATCTTGTGATGTGTCTTGTGTTATTCTCTTGGATGACGAATCAGAGTTTCTTTGCCGATCTGAGTAATACAAATATTCGAGAGAAATTGTATCAGGAACAAATGCGACAGATTGAAGAAGAATCTTTACCATCTCCTCTGGCTGGACACATCGATGTGGATCAAGGAGAGCAACGTTTTGTTGAGGGTGGTTCAGTTTGGTCAATTGTAGAGCGTTAAAAACCCCGTTTTACTAAATAAACCGTAGAATTTCTATCTCTCCAAAACAGGAGTATAAACATGGCATTTTTAGTTTCTCCAGGAGTTAACACTTCTGAAATTGATCTCACAACTTCTGTGCCAGCGGTCGGCACTTCAACTGGTGCGACGGTTGGTCTATTTCGCTGGGGTCCAGCAAATACCGTAGTTCAAGTTTCAAGCGAAAACGAACTCATTGAAAAGTTCTTTACGCCAGATTCAACATCTGCAGTTTCTTTCATCTCCGCAGCAAACTTCCTTGCATACGGAAATGACCTCCGCGTTGTGCGCGTTCTCGCAAGCCAAGCAAATAATGCTTTGTCAAGCGGCGCTGCAAACGTAAGCATCGCAAACGACGATGAATACTTCAGCAATCAGTACGCATCAGCAAACGCATCAGTCGCCTTTGCTGCTCGTTATCCTGGAACAGTTGGTAACTCACTAAAAGTTTCTGTTTGCGCCACAGCAAATGCATCAGAATTCTCAGGATGGGCATACAAAGGATTCTTTGATGCTGCTCCAGCAACTTCTGCATATGCAAAGAGCGTAACAGGTAGATCAGTAGCAAACGACGAAATGCACATCGTAGTTGTTGATGAAGATGGTGTAATCAGCGGCGTTGCAAATACGGTTCTTGAGCGTTACTCAAACCTATCAAAAGCATCAGATGCCAAAGGTGATTCAGGCGAATCAATCTATTATAAAGAAGTTCTATATCGCAACTCTCGCTACATCCACTGGATGGGTCACCCAGATGCCACAAACGCAACAACGGATGGCAATACTTGGGGTGTGACAGTTGCAACTGCAAACGCAAGATCAGCAGGTGCATTCTACTCACCAACGACAAGCGCAACGACGTTCTCACTTGTAAATGGTGCTGATGGCACTGCAAGCGCAGCAAACTATGAAAATGCTGTCAACTTGTTCTCAAACAAAGAACTAAACGACGTTTCTCTATTGTTCGCAGGTGACTGTGGTGATTCAGCAAGTTTGAGCGTTTCAGATCAGGTTACTGTCGCAAATAAATTCTTGAGCGTTGCTGATGGACGTAAGGATTGCGTTGCATTCGTATCTCCAGCAAAAGCAAATGTTGTTGGTACAGGTGCCTCTGCATCTTCAGTCGTAAATTATCGTAACCTTCTAACAAGCGGAACATCATACGGTGTGATGGACTCTGGTTGGAAGTATCAGTACGACAAGTACAGCGACACGTATCGTTGGGTTCCACTCAATGCTGACATTGCTGGTCTCTGCGTTCGCACAGACCTACAGCGCGACCCATGGTTCTCACCAGCAGGTCTAAATCGTGGACAGATCCGCAACGTTGTAAAACTTGCGTTCAATCCAACTTCTTCAGATCGCGATACTCTATACCAAGGTGGCGTAAACCCAGTTGTTTCGTTCCCAGGTGAAGGTGTGGTTCTCTTTGGCGATAAGACTCTACAAGGTCGTCCAAGCGCATTTGATCGTATCAATGTACGTCGCTTGTTTATCGTTCTTGAGAAAGCAATTTCTCGCGCTGCTCGTTCAAGCCTCTTCGAATTCAACGATGAATTTACAAGAGCGCAGTTCGTAGCACTTGTTGAACCATTCTTGAGAGACGTCCAAGGTCGTCGCGGTATCTTCGACTTCCGTGTTGTTTGTGACGAAACAAACAATACTCCAGCAGTTGTTGATCGTAACGAGTTTGTTGGCGATATCTACATCAAGCCAGCAAGAAGCGTAAACTTCATCCAGTTGAACTTCGTCGCTGTTCGCAGCGGTGTTGCCTTCGACGAGATCGTTGGTCGCTTCTAATAAATAGACTAGATAAAGTCAGGAGAATACAATGGCTTTTAATGTATCTGAATTTCGTTCACAAATGCAGTTTGACGGCGCTCGTGCCAATCTGTTTGAAGTTGAAATGAATTTCCCATCATTTGCCCTTCCAGGAAATGCTGCGAGAAAGTTGAGATTTCTATGTAAGACGGCGCAAATTCCAGGATCAACAGTTGGTGTTGTTCCTGTGCAATACTTCGGTCGTGAGATTAAGTTTGCTGGCAATCGCACTTTCGCCGATTGGACAGTAAACATTCTGAACGACGAAGATTTCGTTGTCCGTAATGCCTTTGAACGCTGGATGAACAATATTAACTCTCACAGATTTAATACTCGTTCAGCAGGTGCAGCAACTCCGATTTCTTATGGAACGGATGCAGTTGTCAAGCACTATGGCAAGACTGGTAACGTAATTAAATCTTACAAGTTCATCGGTCTATTCCCAAATGACCTCGCTCCAATCGACCTAGACTGGGGCAACAATGATGCTATCGAAGAATATTCAGTGACTTTTGCATATCAATGGTGGGAAGCAGCCGCAGAATCTGTGGTTTAATTTTGTCGCTTTCTTTTATCATGGAGTTAATTTATGGCAACAATTAGCCTATTCGGTTGGGAAATCGTCCGCAGAAAAGAATCTGCGGACGTCCAACCTGCCATCACAGCCCCAACGTCAGATGACGGTGCAATTGCAATCACCGCTGGTGGTTATTTCGGCACGTATCTAGATCTTGAACAAGCCTACAAATCAGAAAACGATCTGATTACTCGTTATCGAGAGATGGCAATGCAGCCAGAACTCGAATCTGCAATTGATGATATTGTAAACGAAGCAGTCGTACATGATATTACTGGTAAGTCTGTCACAATTATTCTTGATGACCTCGAACAACCAGACAATATTAAAGATATGATTCGTGTTGAGTTTGATAAAGTGCTCAAACTCTTAAATTTCAGCAATGAAGGTCATGATATTTTCCGTCGTTGGTATATTGATGGTCGTTTGTATTATCAAGTATTGATTGATCAGAAACAATCAAAACTTGGCATTCAGTCACTTGTTTACGTTGATCCAAGAAAGATCAAAAAAGTTCGCAATGTGATCAAAAAGAAAGATCCACGCACTGGCGTTGAGGTGATCACTGGAACACAAGAATTTTATGTCTACAATGATAAAGCAACAACTCTTGGACAAACAACAATCGCTTCTCCAACAGATGCTGGAATCAAAATTTCAACAGATGCTATTGTAAACGTCAACTCTGGATTGATGGATCCAAAGAAACAAATCGTTCTTTCTTACCTACACAAAGCCATCAAACCACTCAATCAACTACGCATGGTTGAGGATGCTGTTGTAATTTATCGTTTGTCGCGTGCACCAGAACGTCGTGTGTTCTACATCGATGTTGGTAACATGCCAAAGATTAAGTCGGAACAATACTTGCGCGATATCATGACAAAATTCCGTAACAAAGTTGTATATGACTCTGTTACAGGTGAAGTCAAAGACGATCGTAAATTCATGTCAATGATGGAAGACTTCTGGATTCCTCGTCGTGGTGAAGGTAAGTCAACAGAAATTACTACACTTCCATCAGGTCAAAATCTTGGTGAACTCTCAGACGTTAAGTATTTTGAGCAGAAATTATATAAGTCATTGAACGTTCCTATTTCTCGCTTGGAATCACAAAGTGGATTTACACTTGGTCGTGCCGCAGAAATCACACGCGATGAATTGAAGTTCAATAAATTTGTTGAAAGACTTCGTGCTAAATTTACGATTCTTTTTGATGAATTGATGGAACGTCAACTTGCACTCAAAGGAATCTGCTCTGTTGAAGAATGGCAAGAATTAAAAGAAAAGATTCATTATGATTTCTTGAAAGATAACAACTTCTCTGAGTTGAAAGAATCTGAACTTCTAACTTCGCGCCTACAGATTATGCAACTACTTGACCCATATGTTGGAGTTTATTTCTCCAAAGCATGGGTCCGTAAGAAAGTGTTGCATCTCAATGAAGATGAAGTTGAAAAGATGGAAGAAGAACTTTCTCTAGAGTCTGAAGATGAACCTGTTGTTCCTCAAGGAGTTGTTGCTCCAGGAATTCCAGCAGTTCCAGGACAAGTTGGTGCGCCTCAACAACAACCAGCAGCAAATGATTTGAATTCAATGTTTAAATCAGAATTATCTAAATAATTGGAGTTATGAATATGGAAACAGTTGATTTAGTAACAGCAGTAATCAATGGGGATAAGGATGCAGCAAAAGCAGCATTTGACTCCATGATTGCAGACAAAGTAAGTGATGCTTTAGAAATTAAAAAAGTAGAACTTGCAACCAATTTAATCTCACCAGAAGAAGTAGCCGATGAATCTACCGAAACTCAGACAGAAGTTGATGGAGCAGCAGATGCCAGCGCAGAAGCCTCTTCAACAGAAGCAGAGCACGAATAACGTCGCAAATGTTGCGCGTCTAGTTCGTAGAGGGTTGATGCCTTCTAAAGATTTGCCAACATTAAAAATGGCAATGCTTAATCATCAGCGCAAGGGTGATATTGCAAAACTTCCAAAGAACCAGCGCGACGTTCTTCAACGCTATAATGCTGCATTATCAAGTGCAGCCTATGGGTCACAAGGATCGCTTCTTGCTGTATCAAGAAATGTTACAAAAGAAGATTATGAGATTTCAAGAACAGAATACGTTACAGAAGCCTCATTAAGTTCAGACCCACCAATGATGCTCGTTCTAAAAAGAACAGGTGTGCGCATTTTTCCAGACGGAAAGCGTGTTGCATTGTATAAGAACGACAAACTAGGATTGTCATTTACAATTCCATACAGCAGCGCTGGCACTGAACAAGAACTTGTTGGTGTTTCTGAAGAAACTGATATTATGGAAAGCATTGAACAAGTTGCAGCATATGCTCAACAAGATAATGTAACATCACATGCCAAACATATGAAGTTTGCTGATGGTAGTAAGTTAAAGGTGAGTCACGGTGCAGCAAAAGCCATTCATATGGTTCATGGTGCATTGAATGATGAGAACAAAAAGAAGTTTGCTGATATGCTCACAACTCCAAAGGGGTTTGAAAAAGCAGCACATTTTGCTTTAAGTCGCGTTAAATTTTCAATTGGTGACAAATGAGTATCATCTCTGAAATCGTACGCGAAATTATTTCTGAAGCAAACGTTCAAAAAATGGGACGTAAGAAACTCGTTCGTGCGCGTATTCGCGGCGGCAAAGTTCAACGTCGTAAAGTTGTTTCAGGAGTTAAGGGTTATACGATTCGTGGTGGTAAACTAACTCGTATGACTTCTTCTGAAAGAATGAGAAGAAGAATTTCACAACGTAAAGCAAAAGTAAAACGTAAAGCAAAAATGGCACGTGCTTTAATTAAAAGAAAGCGTTCATTAAGAAAACGCGCATCATTGGGGTTAAAATAAATGAAATTAATCACAGAAACAATTGAGTCTGTAAAGATGATCACCGAAGAAAAGAACGGTGTGAAAAATCTTTATATCTCTGGACCATTCCTCGTTGCTGAGAAAGTAAATCGCAACGGTCGTATGTACAAAACAGATACTCTTGCAAAAGAAGTAAATCGTTACAACGAAGAATATGTCCAGAAGAATCGTGCATTCGGTGAATTAGGTCATCCAGATTCTCCATCGATCAATCTAGATCGTGTATCACATCTTATCACCAGCCTAAAACAAGAAGGCAACATTTGGGTTGGTAAGGCAAAAATTCTTGAAACACCAATGGGTAAAATCGCAAAGTCCTTAATGGAAGGCGGTGCAACCCTTGGTGTATCATCACGTGGCATGGGCTCTCTTAAAGAAGTCAATGGCGTAAACGTGGTTCAAGACGACTATTATCTTGCCACAGCGGCAGATATTGTGGCGGATCCGTCCGCGCCAGGTGCTTTTGTTCAAGGTATTATGGAAGGCAAAGAGTGGGTTTGGGATAATGGCAAGGTCAAGGAAATTGACGTCAATGCTTATTACGAACAAATCAAAAGAGCAAAGCAAAAACAGATTGACGAAGTTTCATTGAAAATCTTTGAAAACTTCTTGTCAAAACTTTAAATTTTATAAATAATATTACTTCTTTAGGAGTTAACACAAATGGCAAAATCATTATCAGAATCTGCTGCTGAAATTCTAAAAGCATCAATGAGTGGTGCAGGTAAGGAACCAGCCGCAAAACTACCAGCCGAACAAGAAGATCTTGGTGGCGCAACAGAAACCGATCCAGCAGGTGGTCCAGTAGGAAAGAAGGCTGCTGCTTCAGTTGGTGAAGCACCAAAGCCAAATCCAAAGGGCGACGCCAAGGCTGCAAAGACTCATGCAATGGAAGAGACAGAAGTCTCTGAAGATGCAGAAGAATTAGAAGAAGGCAAGACGAAACTTCCAATGCCTCTTCTCAAGAAGAAGCCAGCCATGGCTGAAGAAACAGAAGAACTTTCTGAAGAAGATCTTGTTGAAGCCAAGAAAGAAATGATGAAGGGCATGGTTGCCAAGCACAAGGGCTCAATGAAGGAAGATGTTGATGCGCTATTCAATGGCGAATCACTCTCTGAAGAGTTCCGCACGAAAGCAACGACAATCTTCGAAGCAGCCGTTCAATCACGTGTTGAAAAGATTGTTGAAGATGTTCTTGCAGATAACGATCAAATCATTTCAGAAGCATTCGACTCAATCAAGACAGAATTGTCAGAACAAGTTGATGAGTACCTCAACTATGTTGTTGAACAATGGATGTCAGAAAACGCTGTTGCAATCGAAACAGGTCTTCGCGCAGAACTCGTCGATGACTTTATCTCTGGATTGAAGAATCTCTTCGCAGAGCATTACATCGATATCCCAGAAGAAAAAGCCGACGTTGTCGAAGAACTCGCTGTTCGTGTTGCTGATCTTGAAGAACAAGCAGCAGCAGTTGCAGCAGAAAAGGCAGCATTGGTTGAAGAACTAAACGTTGCAAAGAAAAACGAAGCAATTCGCAAGATTTGTGAAGGTCTAACCGAAGTACAAATCGGCAAAATGAAATCGCTCGCAGAGGGCGTGGAGTTCACCACAGAGGGTGATTTTAATAATAAACTCGCAACTATTCGCGAGAACTACTTCCCAACAAACAAAGTGACAAGTGAGGTAAAGGTTGCCGAAGAGACGTCTGAGCCACAACCTGAAGTAGATGTTCCTTCATATATGAATCATTATGTTAAAGCAATCTCAAAAACGCTTCCAAAGTGAAGCATCATTAAGACGGAGTAATTAACAATGTATCTTAACGAAACACATGCAAAGAAGTGGGCTCCAGTTCTTGATCACCCTGAACTCCCAGCAATTAAGGATTCATACAAGCGCGCAGTTACTGCCCTTGTTTTGGAAAATCAAGAAAAAGCCATGCAAGAAGAAGCCGCCAACTACGGTCGCCTATTCGAAGCAACACCAGTAAACGTTGCCCCAACGTCACCATCGTCAGGCAACATCCAAGGCTTCGATCCAATTCTTATCGGATTGGTTCGTCGCGCTCTTCCAAACCTAATGGCATACGATGTCTGCGGCGTTCAGCCAATGACAGGTCCAACAGGACTTATCTTCGCAATGCGCGCAAGATACGGTGCTCCAAACGGTGCAGAAGCATTCTACAATGAAGCAAACACGGTATTTGCTGGCACAACAGCAAACATCGCACTAGTCGAGCCAACATTGTCTTCAAACGTTGCTGCTTGGACGACATCAAACACTGGTACAGGTATTGCTACGGCAACTGCTGAAACTCTTAACATGGCAAATATGGCGTTCTCAATCGAGCGCGTATCTGTCACTGCTAAGACACGCGGCTTGCAAGCATCTTACACGATGGAACTTGCACAAGATCTCAAGGCAATTCACGGTCTCGATGCAGAAACAGAATTGACAAACATTTTGTCAACTGAAATTCTTGCAGAAATCAACCGCGAAGTTGTTCGTACGGTCTATGCAACAGCAAACGTCGGTATCACATCAGTGAGCAACCCAGTATTCAACCTATCAAGCAACACTGATACGTCAGGTCGCTGGCAGGTAGAACGCTACAAGTCACTATTGTTCGCAATCGAACGTGCTGCTAATAAGATCGCCAAGGACACACGTCGTGGCAAGGGTAACATGCTCATCGTCTCAACAGACGTAGCATCTGCTCTCGCAATGACTGGTCTTCTTGACTATAACTCAGCATTGTCAAACAACACGAACCTAGCAGTTGACGATACAGGCAACACATTCGCTGGTACGCTCTTCGGACGTATCAAAGTTTATGTTGACCCATATTCTGTAACTGGTACGGACTACTGCGTAGTTGGATACAAGGGCTCATCACCATATGACGCTGGCTTGTTCTACTGCCCATACGTTCCGCTACAAATGGTACGTGCAATCGATCCAGACAACTATCAACCAAAGGTTGGATTCAAGACACGCTACGGCATGGTCTCAAATCCATTCGCTGGTGGTACAAATACGTCACTCGCTGGTGCAATCACCACGAACACGAACGTATACTACCGTAAGTTCGCGATCGAGAACATCAACCAGTAATAGTTATTACCGACTTTATAAAAATAATAAGGTAAAGAACTGGGGGGGAGTCGAAAGACTCCCCCTTTTTTATTTCCCTAAATAAACATAGCGGAGAATAAAATGACAGCACTCACAAGAAACCCAATCAATACAAGTTTGCTACAAAGCACCAAGTTTCGTTTGGTCTTTGATCGTTTGCCTGCAGTGACATATTTCTGTCAGACTGCGAATCTTCCTGGAGTGTCTGTCACAGAAATTCCAAGATACACGCCATTCGTTGAATTGTATCATCCAGGTGAGAAACTTGTGTATGATACATTTAATATCACGTTTCTTGTCGATGAAGATTTAAGAAGTTGGAGAGAGATCCATGATTGGATGCGAGGAATGACTTTCCCAACCAACTTTGATGAATACAAGAATCTAGCAAGAAGATTTCCAGGAACAAATCTTCCAACATTCTCAAAGAATATTCCTGCATACTCTGATGGTATTCTTACAATTTATTCTAACCAAAACAATCCGCAATTCCGCGTGAAACTCGCAGATATGTTTCCTGTGAATCTTGGATCTCTAGTTTTTAATGTTAGCGATTCTGCTGAGAACACAATCACAAGCGATGCTACGTTTCGATTCTCTTATTACGATATAGATCTAGTATAAAGATTCCCGATCATGCCAGACATTCTGGATTATACCTGTGGGTCAATGAAAAAGCAACTCTAACAAATGCTTGCCTTTGGTATCAAAATATAGTAGATTATATGTCCGTTTAACTATTTTATTTGTTTATGACAATTCAAACACCTCCTCTTGAAGAATTGATGGCACAATGGGAAAGAGATTCCGAAGTTGATACAACGGAACCTGGAAAGGAAATTCTCCGTATTCCATTACTCCATAACAAATACAACAAATATCTTTCCTTGCATAATCTTGCTGCAAGAAGAGCATCGCTTGAGTATGATCGCATCAAGAAACTCAAGTGGATGTATTACACTGGCAAGTTAGACCAAGAAGAATTAGACAAACTTGGTTGGGAGCCATTTAGATTCACTCTCAAATCAGATATACAAGTCTATCTTGATGGCGATGATGATCTAAACAAACTCAAGCGCAAGAAATCTTATCATGAAGAGGCTGCGAGTTTTTGCACCAACGTCATGAAGGAATTGAATAATCGCACTTGGCAATTAAAAGAATATATGGGCTGGGAGAAGTTCATTCAAGGTGCTCGTTGATGTGTGATGTGAAGATTGAAAAAGTGAATAACATCTACGTTCAGGTGAACGCAGAAGACAGCATCTTACAAGAGATGTCTGAGTTTTTCACATTTTCAACTCCAGGTTATCAATTTTCTCCTGCTTTCAAGAATAAATATTGGGACGGAAAGATTCGACTCTTGAATCTAAAGACCAAGCAGATCTATCTTGGTCTTGTTCCATATATTAAAAAGTTTTGCAAGGATAGCAATTATGGTTTCGAATACCTCGACGAAGAAAAGGAAGTCCACCCGATTGACACGAAAAATCTCGCAAATGCTCTATCACTTCCGATGGAGCCGAGAGATTATCAGTTGCTCGCATCTAGCGTCGGACTTACGAAAAAGAGAACTGTACTCATTTCACCAACCGCGAGTGGAAAATCGCTAATCATCTATATGATGATTCGCCACTTGCTAAACAGTGGTAAAAAACGAGGCTTGTTGATTGTTCCTACGATCAACCTCGTGACGCAGATGCATTCAGATTTTAAAAACTATTCCAGTTTAAATGGCTGGGATGTAGACAAGTATTGTCAAAAGATTTATGGTGGTGAAAGTAAGATTCCAGATACAGATCTGATCATTTCTACTTGGCAAAGTATCTACGACATGCCAAAGAAATACTTTGCACAGTTTGATTTCATCATCGGTGACGAAGCGCATACGTTCAAAGCAAAGTCATTGACAAGCATCATGACTAAACTTATCAATTGTGATGTGCGTGTTGGCACAACAGGAACACTTGATGATAGTAAAGTAAACAAACTCGTTCTTGAAGGATTGTTTGGTCCAACGTTCAAAGTTATTTCTACAAAAGAATTGATTGAACGCAAGCAGTTGGCTAATTTTAGTATCAAATGTATTGTGCTGAAATATCCAGAAGCAGTTTGTAAGATTGTAAAAGGCTTTGCTTATCCTGATGAAATGAACTTCCTGACTCAACATGAAGGTCGAAACAAATTCATTACTGATCTTGCCATTAATCTCAAGGGCAATACTCTTGTTTTATTTACTTACGTTGAAAAACACGGTAAACTTCTCTATGAATGGATACAAGAGCGCGCAGGAAACCGCAAAGTCTTTTTTATTCATGGTGGGGTTGAGGCTGAAGATCGCGAAGCAGTGAGACATATCACTGAACAAGAAAACGATGCGATCATTGTGGCGAGTTACGGTACATTCTCTACTGGTGTGAACATCCGTAACCTACATAATATTATCTTCTCTTCTCCAACAAAGAGTAAAATTCGCGCTCTTCAATCCATTGGTCGTGTGCTGCGTTTGGGTGAAAACAAAGACGCTGCTACACTTTACGATATCGCTGATGATCTACGTTATGGTCCTCATACAAACTTCACACTGAAGCACTATGAGGAACGAGTGAAGATCTACAGCGAAGAAAAATTTCCTTTCACAACGAATAACGTAAGGATAAATTAATGACTGAACCAAAAGAACTAAAATTTGTGCGATTAAAGTTTATGCCTGATGATCTTGTTGGGTATGTGACGTACAAAGACGATTATATTGTAATCGAAACACCATTGCGCGTCGAGATTGACACAGATTTTGAAGAAGGAAGACAAATCCTTGCTATGCAAGAGTATCTTCCACAGTCTGTGATTGAATTGCGTGAACTTGAGATTCCTATGTTCGATATTCTTTTTGTTACACCAGTTCGTCAAGAATTTGTTGAGCAATATGAATATG